CAACTACTACAGAAAGACCAAGCAGAAATGCAACAAGAACAAGCACAGCAACAACAACAAGATCCGCTAGTTCAAATGCAGCAAGCAGAGCTTCAGATTAAACAACAAGAAGCTCAATCTAAAGCACAAAAAGTAATGGCAGATATTGAACTTGATAAGGCCAAGTTAATACTTGAAAGAGAAAAAATGGAGTCTACTATTGAGCGCGACGTAGCTTTGGAAAGGGCACGAATAAAATCTACAGAGAACATAGCTGGCGCTAAGATAGGTGCTGAAGCTCAAATGGAGCAAGAAAATAACCGCGCTAAAGAAGTATTAAGAAGCGCTGAGTTGGGTGCCGCTGCTATGACTAAAAACCTTGATATGCAGCTACGCGCAGAAGAAGACAGACTAAGAAACGAGACTAGTGTCGAGGACACAAAGATTCAACAAGAAGACGAGTAATTTACTAAACCAGAGGAAAGCAAAATGAACGAAACGCTAATGTTATTGTCAGCGCAGATTGAAGAACGACGAAAGGTACTCCAAGAAGATCTTAGTTCAGGAAACGCTAAAGATTATGGAGGCTATCAACACGCCTGCGGCGAAGTCCGTGGGTATCTCATGGTTCAAAGTTTTATATCTGAACTACTTAGAGCAATTAAACAAGGGGATGAAGACTTCGATTCTACTCCTACTGATTCAGTGGTGAGCAAATGAATAATATAGCTACAAGTGAAAAAAACCTAGTGTCTCCTGGAGGCGCCCCAATTAAATCTAAAGCCAAAGCAAAGAAAGAAGCTATGGCTCAACTCGCTACTCAACTTCCTGAAGTCAAAGGCTATCGCATTTTAACTGCTGTGCCCGAAGCTGAAGACGCTTATGAAAGCGGTATTTTAAAAGCTGCTGATAAGAAAAAGATTGAAGAGCATTCTACTGTTGTTTTATTTGTGATGAAGTTAGGAGACCTAGCCTATAAAGATGAGGCTCGTTTCCCTTCTGGTCCTTGGTGTAAAGAGGGTGACTTTGTTATTACCCGCGCTTATACCGGCACTCGCATAAAGATACACGGTAAAGAGTTTCGCATTATTAATGATGACACGGTGGAAGCTGTTGTCTCTGACCCGCGTGGGTACGAGAGAGCATAATTTTGGCTGGCTGGAAAAGCGCAGAACAACGAAGAGCTTATTATATAGCTAATCGAGAAAAGGCATATAACTGGAGAAAGTCTTGGAAAGAGGCTAATCCAGAAAAGGTATTAGAGAATCAAAAAATCTATTACCAAAAACATGCTGAACAAGAACGAATGCGTGTAAGTGTTTGGAAAAAAGCTAATCCAGAAAAAGTAAATGCTTATAAAGCAACAAGAAAGGCCATACAAAATAAAGTAAACGACATTCATACGTCCGACGACAAATGGTTGTTAGCAGAGTTTTACTCTTTAGCTAAGTTACGCGAAGAGGTATTAGGGTTTAAGTGGCACGTGGATCATATCGTGCCATTGAGCAAAGGAGGCAGACATTGCCTCACAAACCTTCAGGTAGTTCCAGAGCATTGGAATTTATCCAAAGGCAATCGAAACACCGATATATTTATTGGTGCAACCACTGGAGAGAACGATGACAAAGATAGTGCACGAGATACCTGACGAGCTTGAGCTTGAGGGTGAAGAGGTAGAGGTGAGTTTAGATGAGGGCAAAGAGACTAAATCTGAAAAGTCTACAGCTGATGTTGAGCGAGTAGTTCAGAATAAGTCGGGCAAGCCTGAGTTTGACTTTGAAATTGAAGAAGAAGATGACACGCCTGTAGAAGATCAAGGTAAAGATCCGCTACCGGACGACATTGTTGAGCAGCTAGAGAATGACACTTTAGATGATTATTCTGAACGTGTTAAACAACGGATGGCACAACTTAAAAAAGTCTATCACGACGAAAGACGTGCTAAGGAATCTGCTGACAGAGAGCGGGAAGAAGCTATTCGTTTTGCAAAAAGTATTGCAGAGGAAAATAAAAAGTTAAAAACTACTCTTAGTAGCGGTGAAGAAGACTACTTAAAAATCATGAAAGATGCTCATGAGAAGGAATTAGCATTAGCTAAACGAGACTATCGTGAAGCTTATGAAGCGGGCGATACGGATAAGGTTATTGATGCTCAATCTAGAATGAATGAAGCTCAATATAAATTCTCTAATGCCCAAAACTTAAAACCGCAATATAATACTGTACAAGAGTCTACAGATAGTGTAGATTTTAAACAAAATGCCCCTCAACCAAAAACTCCAGAACCAGACGCTAAAGCAAAAGCTTGGCAGGATGACAATCCCTGGTTTGGTAAAGACACAGAAATGACGAGTCTTGCTTTGGGCGTACATGAAAATCTTGTTAGAAATGGAGTTAATCCCACTTCTGATGAATATTACCGTAGTATTAATAGTACTATGCAAAAACGATTCCCTGAAAAGTTTGGGGATAATTCGTTGGAACAGGTTAAACCCGCCCAACGCAAACCTTCTAATGTTGTTGCACCGGCTACGCGTAGTACCGCGCCTAAAAAAGTACGACTAACTAAGACTCAGATAGCCCTGGCTAAAAAGTTTAAGTTGACCCCGGAGCAATATGCACGAGAACTTGTAAAATCGGAGAACGCAAATGGATAAGGTTAAAATTGATCGAACTGATCGTGAAGTTGAAGTAAGAGAAGATCCTGTAAAACAGCGTGTGTGGCAACCAGCGGCGCTATTACCTGAGTTTACTCAGAAGCCGGGGTGGGTATATCGTTGGGTAAGAGTCTCTCTACTAAACGAACCAGACAACATGAACGTTTCTTCGAAAATGCGAGAGGGCTGGGAACCTGTACTACATTCAGAGCACCCAGAACTTATAATTGGTATTGAATCACAGGGTCGATTTAAAGAAAATATTGAGATCGGTGGTTTACTACTATGTAAGGCCCCCAAAGAATTAATGGACCAACGTCAGGCTTATATTAATAATAAAACTCAAGCCCAGACTGAAGCGGTAGATGCATCCTTTATGAACCAGAACGATCCACGGATGCCTAAATTTGCTGAAGGTCAAGAGAATGGCAGGTCTTTCGGTAAGGGCCGAAAATAAACCTTTTTATGGAGAAATAAGATGGCAACTACAGCTAGTCCTTATGGACTTAAAGCCGTAAACCACATCGGTGGTACGCCTTACGCGGGTTCTACTCGCTTACTGCCCATTGCCAACGGATACGCATCTAACATCTACAACGGATCAATTGTTTCTATTGTAGTTGGCGGTACTGTTGAAATGGTTACTGTTACAGGTAACGGTGGCGGCGGAACAGCAGCAGCGTTCCCAGCGGGCACAATTGGTGTTTTTGTAGGTTGTACCTACTCAGACCCAGTTACAGGCAATTTGACATTCAGTCAATACTGGCCTAGTGGTACAGCAGCAGGAGACGCACAAGCATATATTGTTGATGATCCTGATGTAGTATTCATGGCACAAGCCAACGGAGCAGTAACACAAGCTGACTTAGGTCAGAATACTCACCTTGCAGCAGTGCAGTCTACCACTACGGGTACTATCCCAGCTGGTAATTCTAACAGTGCAGTAACAGCTACAACCGCAACCACAGCAGCTTTCGCTTTCCGTGTTGTTGATTTTGTAGACAGCCCAACATCGGCTGTAGGTGACGCATTCACTGATTTACTTGTTAAGTTTAATGCTGGTGTTCACTCTTACAATAACTCAACCGGTATCTAAGGAGAATAAATCATGGCAATTTCAAGAGCTCAACTCTTAAAAGAGTTACTCCCAGGCCTTAATGCTTTATTCGGTTTAGAATATGCGCGTTATGGTGAAGAACACAAAGAGATCTACGAAACTGAGTCTTCGGACAGAAGTTTTGAAGAAGAAACTAAACTAGCCGGTTTTGCAGCCGCACCTGTCAAAAGCGAAGGCGCAGCAATTGCATACGACAATGCTCAAGAAGCATTCACAGCTCGTTATAACCACGTGACAATTGCTCTAGGCTTCAGTCTTACTGAAGAAGCAGTTGAAGACAATCTATATGATTCTCTTTCAGCTCGTTATACTAAAGCTCTTGCTCGCTCAATGGCAAACACTAAGCAAGTTCGCGCAGCCAACGTTCTAAACAACGGCTTCAACGCAGCTTTCCCTGGTGGCGATAACGTAGCATTGTTTAGTCAAGCTCACCCACTAGTTTCTGGTGGTACTAACAACAACACTCAAACAGTTGCTACTGACTTGAATGAAACAGCGTTGGAAAATGCCGTAATTCAAATCGCAGCTTGGACTGATGAGCGTGGATTGTTAATAGCAGCTAAACCTCGTAAGTTGGTAATTCCACCTTCGTTGCAGTTCGTTGCGACTCGTCTATTGGATACAGAGCTACGTGTAGCTACTGCCGATAACGACATCAACGCACTACGCTCTAATGGTGCAATTCCTGAAGGATATACAGTAAACCACTTCCTAACGGATGGTGACGCTTTCTTCCTAACAACTGACGTTCCTAACGGTATGAAGCATTTCGAAAGAACTGCATTAACTACTTCTATGGACGGAGATTTTGATACTGGCAATGTACGTTACAAAGCCCGTGAAAGATATTCATTCGGTTGGTCAGACCCACTAGGTATGTGGGGTTCAGCAGGTGCTTAATTAGCGTCTGTTTCCTGGAAAACCCAGCT